ATTGGGAAGATTTTCCCTGAAAATGGCTCGGCTAGGCACTATTCGGAATGAAAGAAATCGCTTTGGCTGAGTTGGGTGAGATTGTCCGTATTAGGGACGAATCGGCTTACCGAGGTGTGCCAGAACCCAGAATCCACACTAAACTCAATGATTACCCCTCTTATGGCGAGCAAATGATTAAATTTTGCGAAGAAATTGGCTTTACTTTGATGCCTTGGCAACAATGGCTGGCTCATCATTCACTTAAATACAAACCCGATGGCCGATGGGCTCACCCAATCGTCTGCCTTTTAGTTGGCCGACAAAATGGCAAATCGACCTTTATGGCGCTTAATATCCTATTTAGAATTTATGTATTGAAAGAAAAGTTGCAAGTTCATACGGCCCATAAGCTAACTACTTCAGCAGAACTATTCTACAAAATCTATGGAATTATTGAACAGAATCCAATGCTAGCTGCTCAATTTACTAAGAAGCTGGAAAGTAAGGGATTTCAGGAGCTGCAATTTACTGAAGGCCGCCGCTATATTGTCCGAGCCAATAACTCGGCTGGTAGAGGCATCGCCGCGCCAAATTGTGTGCATATGGACGAAGTAAGAGACTTCAAGGATGATGATGTGTGGTCTGCTTTGCGATATACGCAAATGGCGAGTCCAAATCCACAAACTTTTATCTATACTTCAGCTGGAGATCAACACTCAATAGTTTTAAATAGATTAAAGGAAAGAGCCTACGCTGCTATTTATGGTGCTATTGACGATATTGGTTGGTTTGAATACTCAGCTCCAATAGATATTAAATTTGATAATTCCTCAAACTTTTGGCTAGGTGTATCTCAAGCTAACCCTTCACTTGGACTAACAATTCATCCAGATAATATTAGGGCGGTTCTAAATGACCCTGAGGATATTGTGCGCACAGAGGTATTGACCCAATGGGTAAATGTTATAAATCCGGTCATAAGTGCTTCACAATGGGAGAGTTGCAAAGTTGAGGGACTTCGACTCAACCCTGAGTCTGATACTTGGCTGGCTATTGATCTAAGCCCTAGTAGAAAAGAAGCGGCGCTAGTCGCTAGTCAAAGACTTGAGGGCGATAAGTTCCAAGTCATATTGCTACAGACTTGGCATAACCCTGCCAACCTAGATGATAAAGCGATGGCTAATGATGTAGCGGAGTGGGTGCGAAAGTATCCAGTTCAGCTGGTTGCTTATTCAGCCAGAACCGCGTCAGCGGTGGCAGCTAGGTTAGCCCCTGCTGGTATTAGAGTTGAGCCCATAGACGGCCTTGATTATGCCCAAAGCTGCGATGAGTTACTGGGAGCAATCTCATCTCAGCGGTTGGCTCACTCGGGACAAGATGAGCTAACTAAACAATGCCTATCCGCCGTCAAGTTACCCTTTGGAGACGGCGGTTGGGTAATGGGTCGCAAGGTAAGTAATACAACAATTTGCGGAGCAATTGCTTCAGCCTTAGCGACACACTATGCAACGATGGCTGAAAGCGGAGTAGATATTCAAATAGTGTAAGAAGGCTCGCTTACAATGTAAGCAATGGGTGCTATAAGAGATTTCCTATTTCCACAGGTTCAGACGGCTAAACCTACTAAGGTTTCAGATGTTGCAGCCGCGCTAACTCCCGTCCAGATTAGCGATTCAGTTTATAATATTCTTGGCGGTGCAACTAATACCACTCGCCAACTAGCTATGTCCGTCCCAAGCGTTGCCCGCGCTAGGAACATAATTTGCGGAACGATTGGCAGTCTCCCACTTACCACTTTTAATCGCATAACTGGACAGTATGTAGATCCGCATCGCGTTATTAATCAGCCAGACCCAAGAGTTGCAGGATTTGTAATTTATAACTGGCTTGCTGAAGATATTTGGCTTTACGGTGCTGGTTATGGCCAAGTGTTAGAAATGTATTCATCCACTGATGGCGGTCGAGTAAGAGCTTGGACTCGCGTTAGTCCAGATAGAGTTACAGTTGATACAGATTTCCTAAATACTGAAATTACTGGATATAAAGTTGATGGCAAGTCAGTTCCGCTTCAAGGCGTTGGTTCAATCATAAGATTCGATGGCCCAGATGAGGGATTGCTTCACAGAGCTGGTAAAACAATTGCAGCTGCCGTATATCTTGAAAACGCAGCAGTTAATTATGCTAAAGAACCTGCACCAACTATGGTCCTTAAATCAAATGGAACTAATTTAACTGCCGAAAGAATTTCAGCTTTATTAAGCGCTTGGAAAACTGCGCGTCAATCTCGCTCTACTGCATTTCTGAATGCCGATGTAAATCTTGAGCAATTTGGTTTTGATCCCAAATCATTACAACTTGCAGAAGGCCGTCAATATGTAGCGCTTGAATTGGCTAGAGCTTGCGGCATCCCTGCCTACTTCTTGAGCGCCGAAGCGACTTCTATGACTTATTCAAACGCGGTGTCCGAGCGGCGCTCATTAGTTGATTTCTCACTTCGCCCAATCCTTAAAGCGATTGAGGAACGCTTATCATTACCGGACTTCGTTCCAAATCCAGTAATGGTGCGCTTTGCACTTGACGATTTCTTACGCGGTAACGCATTAGAAAGAGCTCAAGTTTATGAAATTCTAAACCGCATTGGCGCGATGAGCGTTGAGCAGATTCAGCGAGAAGAGGACCTAATACCAAATGAAGGTTAATATGCCAATGGCAGTTACAGCTGCCGACACAATAAAGAGAACGATTACTGGAACTATTGTTACTTGGAATGAGCAAGGAAATACCTCAGTAGGCCCGACAATATTTGCAGCAGATAGCATTGAGATTAAGCCAGTTAAGTTGCTCCTTGAGCACGACAGAACTCGCCCAATTGGCAAAATGGTTTCTCACAATGTAACTGCTAATGGCATTGAAGCCACTTTTAAGATTGCCAATACTATGGCTGGAGAAGATGCCCTAGTTGAAGCAACTGAAGGGCTACGCGATGGATTTAGCGTAGGCGCTCAAATAAATGAATGGACAAATAACAAAGGCGTAATGCAGATTACTTCAGCAACCCTAGATGAAGTTTCTCTAGTTACTGATCCTGCAATTGATTCTGCTCGCGTAAGCGAAGTAGCAGCATCCGAGAATGAAGCACCAAAAGAAGATTCTGATTTGGCAACCGCTGATTCAGAGAACCCAACCGAAGGAGACCAAGTGTCCGACACTACCGCTCCTGCTCCTGCCGTTGAAGAAGCGGTAGAAGCAGCCAAAGTAGAAGCAGCAGCTCCAAAGCCTGCTTTCTACACAAGCCCTCGCCTTGAATTTACCAAGGCAAAATATCTAGAGATGAGCGTTCGCGCTGCTCTAGGAAATGACGATGCTCGCGCTTATGTTCGCGCAGCAGACGACACCACAAGCAATAACGCTGGTTTAATTCCAACCCGTCAGCTAACCGAGGTAATTAACCCTCTAGCAAATGCTGATCGTCCAGCAGTTGATTCAGTATCTCGCGGCGTTCTTCCAGATGCTGGAATGAGCTTTGAGATTCCTAAGCTAACTGCCGTTCCAACAGTTGGAGAAGAAGCTGAAGAAGCAACAATTGATGAGACAGGAATGACCTCTGAGTTCCTTTCAGTTTCCGTCAAGAAGTATGCAGGCGGACAAGAGTTTTCAGTAGAACTTCTCGACCGCTCTTCACCAGCGTTCTTTGATGAGCTAGTTCGTCAAATGGAATATGCCTATGCAAAGGCAACAGATGTCGCAGTAGTAACTGGCTTAATTGCTGGTGGAACAGATGGCGGAAACCGCACTCTTGATGCAGCTGGACTTCTTGACTTCGTATCCGATGCTGGAGTTTCAATCTATTCCAACACTCTTGGATTCGCACAAAATATCATCGCATCACCTCAGCAATGGGGCGCAATCCAGAATCTAGCTGATGCTGGCCGTCCGATTTATCAGAACTTGATTGGCAATATGAATCAAGGTGGAAATCTTGGCGCAGGTTCTGCAACTGGAAATCTTCTCGGTCTGAACTTCCGCGTAGATCGCAATCTCACAACTGGCTCTGGTGTTGGCGATAACACAATCATCATCATCAATCCAGAGGCTTATACTTGGTATGAGTCAAGCCGTTTCCGCTTGGAGACCGCTCAGGTAGCAACTGGTCAAATCAAAGTTGCTTACTATGGTTATGGCGCACTAGCAACAAAGGTAGGCGCTGGCGCTTATCGTTGGATGGTTGCGTAGTTAATTAAAAAAAGTGAGGGCCAGTCCGCTCCCGAGCTGGCCCCTCACCTAAGTGCTTGAAAGGATGACGAAATGCCTACGATAGTTACGGCCACAGAGCTTAGGACAATCCTTGGCGTTTCGTCATCCCTATATTCAGACGCTTATTTAGGCGACATAGTAGATGCCTCGGAGAATCTAGTTCTCCCAATGCTGGTTACTTTTCAAAGCAAAATTAACAAAGTAAAACTGACCAATAATATTGCTTACTTTGAGACTGCAACAATTCAAGAATTCACAGAAGGCCAATCCGTAATTATTACTGGCTGCGGAGCTCCTTTCAATGGCACTCACACAGTAACCGATGACGAAATTTCAGATTATGTATTTACAGTCGCAATCACCAATGCAGACATATTGGAAAAAAATATCATCCCAGCAGGAAACGCTGCGCTATCTGGATTATCGACCTATGTCGGAAACCCCAATGCTGAAGCTGCTATTCTGGCTATCTCCGTTGAAATCTTTCAATCCAGAACCGCCGCTGGTGGATCAATCGAAGGCGTAGATTTCGCAGTAACCCCTTATCGCCTATCTAAGAATTTGCTTGCCAAAGTAACTGGCTTGCTTGGCCCATATCTTGATGTTGAAACTATGGTGGGCTAATGCCAGCATCAACAATTGCTACAGATGTTAGAGGCGCGATTAAGACTGCTTTGGCTGGATGCACCGCTAATATCTATGACTCAGTTCCAGAAGCGCCAATAGTTCCAGCAATTGTAGTAGTGCCAGATGCGCCTTATATGGAGCTTGAAGTTTTAGGCAAATCAACTACTCGCGTCAAATTAAATTACACTATTACTGCTTGCGTTGCGTATTTCAGCAACGCCGCTTCTCTAGACAATTTAGAGCAATTAATCATTAGTATTCTTGGAGCGCTCAACGCTTCCAAGTATGAGTTATCGACAGTCGATAGGCCGTCAGTAACAACAGTAGGAACGACCAATTTATTGGTTGCAGACATACGCTTGAGCGTCCGCTACGAGCAAACCGCATAGGAGACCCAAATGCCAACTACAGTAATAACTGGGCGCGATGTTACCTTCACACTTGATAGCGCTAACTACGATGCCCAAGCAACAAGCGCAGTCTTAAGCTGCGACACAATCATCGAGACCTATCAGACTCTTGATGGTCGCGCCTATAAGTCCGTTGATAAGCAATGGACATTTACAATTGAACTATTGCAAGATTGGGGAGTTGCAAGCTCTCTATTTGAAGCAATGTGGGCTGATGCTGAAACAGCACCTAACACCACACTTACAGTTGCTTTCACAGCTGCAACTGGCGCAGTATTTACTTTCAGCGTATTGCCAATCTTCCCAGCAGCAGGTGGCGCAGCACCAGGAGCGCTAACTGATACTTGGACGATGACAGTCGTTGGAACACCAACAGAAAACTTCAGCTAACAGATCGGAGCATCGGGAGCTATGAAATTATCAATCACAATTGAATATAACTCAGGCGAATCAGCAACTTATATTGCTCAACCGCCAGAGTGGGCTAAGTGGGAAAAGGCAACTGGACACACTATTACCAAAGCTCAAGAAAATATAGGAATCTGGGACTTGATGTTCTTGGCCTATAACGCTCACAAACGCGAAAGCGCTGGTAAGCCTATAAAGAGCTTTGAGATATGGATGGAAACAGTTGCCGACATTAAGACAGGCAACGATGACCCAAAAGCCATCAGCCCGACAGCGTAAGGCGGCTACTAGTAATAGTTGCTCTTAGGACTGGTATCCCGATGCAGTATTGGGATGATTGGGACGATGTAGCAACGGCAGTCGAGCTGATAAAGGAAAGGGATAGCAATGGCTGAAGAAGTCTCAGCATTTGACCGGACAGAGCTTCGGCAAGTCTATAAAGCCTTCTCCTTACTAGGCGATGAAGCCAAAGCCGAGTCTCGCCAAGTTTCTAATAACCTTGCT